AAGGTAAATTATTTTCTTTTCTATATTTTAGTATATCAGCTTTTGCTAAACTTCGAATCACTACAGGTGTAGCGGGCAAGTCGTCGTGATAGTCAGTAACAGGTAAGTTAGCACCTTTAGCTAACATATTAATATAAACATCGTTCCTATTTTTACTTAAACATATCATTTATTCAAACAAGTACTCTATTACTCATAATTATTTCATCATATTATAAAGTTCTGCTTTCCACAAGTCATGAAACTCGCAATCTCTATAATTTTCAAACCAAGGGCCGCCTTCTGTATAGTGTATAAGACTAGGGGTTTCTAAATCATCATATACTCCTACTAGGTAGTTCCATGTATGATCTAATTCACCAATTTCTTCATCTTTTAACCAACTGAATCTGTGAAAGTATGCACCGTTTAGTTCTATATTGTTTACCATATCTTGTGTAAGTTTGGCATTACTAGGATGTGCGCAATTAAACAGCATAACACTTGACCAGTTCTTGCGTGGATAAGCCGTCTGTTTTTGTCCGTCCATCTTAGTACCTTCTTTAGGTGTGTAGTCATGTTGTACACACATTACAGCATATTTGTCGTCTGCTTGATCAAACAGTTCTTTAATGTCTGTAGTAAGGATCATATCGCAATCCATAAACACTGCCCAACCTTTAAAGTTAGCAAGCTCTGGTACTAAAAAGCGTGTAAATGTAAACTCTGTACTAGCAAGTTTATCTTTCGGTCGTGTATACCAACCTGCATCACGTAGTTCTTTTTGCACTAGTGGACGTACATTTGCTTCTGGCTGTTTGGTTAGTATGCTGTGCTTGCACACTTGGTATGCAATGTCTTCTCTCGGATCGTAACCTACAAATACTTTCATTAAAAATTCCTAACTATTGCTGATGCTCTTGAATTTTCCGTCGATGGAATGTATTCTACATTATGAGATGCTTCTACTACCTCTTTTAAAACCCGATTAACTCCATCAAGATGATGGTCGTCGAATACAATTAATTTGCTTTCGTTAACCATATTCCAGTCGTGTAGTACTGATTCATAACTATGACCAGCATCTATATAAACAAAATCAAAACAAACAGGAGTTACAATAGTCTGATTAGTATAGCCCTTTATTAGATTAAAATCAAATCTATTATGAAAACGTTTCTTAACTTTGCTGAGCCATCTTCTAGCTTCGGATTCTCTGCCAATCCCTTTTCCGTTAAATTCTTGATATTTGCTTTCTTCTTTGCCAATGTCATCGAATGCATCGTATCCTGTATAGTGTACATTGTTATTATGCGTTTCTAATGCACAATAACATAATTGAATTGCAGTTCTGCCGTTGTGACAACCTATTTCGCCAATTGTACTTGGATTTATTTCTTGTATTAATTCTTTAAAAATGCTAAAGTGCCATGGTTTCATTAGTCTCTTCTTTCTATATCTTCTTCGGATAGTTCGTTGCCCATCCACACTTCTACTACTTTAGCATTATTTTCACCTAGATTAGTTGCTTTATGCCATGTGTTTACTGGAATATCAATGCTTTCTCCTGATGTATAAGTCTTTATAGACACATTGCCGTTTGGGTAGACTAACTTCATTAATATTTCGCCTTCGACAATATGCCAATGTTCACTGCGTTTAAAATGTCGTTGATCACTTAATGATTTGCCAGCGTCGAAATCTAGTTGCTTTGCTTGCCAACCTTCGCCTTTGTCTAACACAGTATATCTGCCCCATGCACGTTCTGTAGTAGGCTGACTCCACTCTTTGAGTATCCAACTGCTTGAATTCTTTTTATCTTCGCCGCCAATGCCAAATGCAAATGCTACGTCTTTACGATCACGGTATGTATCGTACTCAGGTGTAGTACCCATATGCCTGTCACCGCCATTGGCGAACACAACAGTCCAACTGCTGCCTTTAGTAGCAAGTACTTGACCTATTGCTAAACAAGCGGTGCCGTCGTCGTCGTTAAATCCGATAACTTCATCTACACACGCTAGTTCTTTAATAATAGCAGCTCGTTCTTCAAAGGGCATAAACGGTCTGCCCTTCTTGCGTGTTAACCATTCGTCACTGTTTACTCCAACAACTAAATGGTCACCAAGTTCTCGTGCTGCTTTAAAATATGCTATGTGCCCCGAGTGTAAGGGATCAAATCCGCCAGTTACTAATACTACTTTGCTCATGTAGATATTTATGTGCGTGTATTATTAAACAAAATCCATTTGAATATTAATTTAAATCTAGATTACAATCTTTTAGTAAATTCCATATGTATTGATCATTATTAAATTCTTCCATATGAAACTGCATGTAAGAAATCTTGTTTAGCCAAGTAGTTCTATTACACTCTAATGAGTTCTCGATATCATTTATAGATTTTCCAGATACTTCATACCCAACTGCACTAGAATCTAAACAAATAGTATGAGTACCGTAAATAATCGATTCGACACAAGATGTACTATTATATGTAATCATACACCAAGATAAATCTAAATCATCATACAACGATTTATTTTCAGAAAATAATATTTGTTTATTATTTTCATATAATTTATATAAATGTTTTTTTGTTCCTAAATCTATAGGATGCGGACGTAATAATATTTTTCTATCTGTGGTTTTAAGGATATCATTTATTAAGTTTTCTATATAGGCGTGATATCCTATGCCTCCAAAATTAAGCTTGTTTAGAGCTGCATCCTTTTTTTGCTGTAGATTAATTAATATATGGTCACCTCTACGTTTATAATTTTCGAGTGAAATGTTATAAGATTTAGAAATTTTACCCCATCTATTTTGTGTTTTATCATATGGATGCAATCCTTCGTCCATAAAAAAACTATTCCACGAAAGTCTATGCCAGTGTGTTTTATTAGGTAACATTCTTAGAACAGGCTCTTCACGGATTAAAATAGGTAAATTACTATTTTCAATTTTATCAAACGACGATCGTCTTTCTTCTGAAAGTTTAATAGATTTCATGCCATTTTGTAATAAAAAATTTACATCCGTAAAGTTATTATCTTGTATTTTTTGAAATTCAAATTTACAATGATTTTTGAAATAACGTTTAATATATTTGAGTTTATAACCTTTAAAATGAGGGACTAGTCCTACAATCATATATTATTCACCAGTTTAATGTTCCTATATCTCCTGCAAAATGTCCCCTATCTTTTTTCTTGACTAGAGTTCTATTTACAGGCAAATAATTTGATAAAGCGATTAAATCATCTTCTCCATATTTTAATTTAGGAAGGTCTATGTATTTTTTACGCACTACTACTGAAATATTATATCCATATTTTTTTACCATAGCCTGACTACAATCAAAATTAGCAAGGACAAGATTATAAACTAATAACCCGCCGTTCCATAAATTAACATGGCCGCCGACGATACTGTGCTTTAACGGCGGCACAGTAATTGCAACTATACCATTTTCTTTACAAACATCATTTACTTTACATAAAAAATTATTAACATTAAGTTGATGCTCTAAACAATGAGAAGCCCATACACAGTCATACTGTTTTTCAATATTAACAGTGTTAAAATCACCAAAGTAAGTAGCATCTTTGTTTATATCGACAGTATCTACAACATGTCCTTTTGATCTAAAAAAATCAGCATGTTCGCCATCGCCTGCACCTATATCTAAAATAGTGCTTCCTTTTTCTAATAAATTTAGAACTTTTAATGCTGCATCAGTACTTCTTTTCATTTTGAATATCCTAAATTATCAAAATCTTCTCTATAAATATTATAAATTATTTTCTTATTTTGTTTATTTAGTGCGACATCACCTAGTGATTTATTTAAAGTTGATAGTGAAGAACCAATAAAATTTTCTATATTTTTTGTATCATACATATCAAAAATTTTATCTACACAAATATTAGAATTATTACTTATGAAAGAAGTTTGTGTTCGAAAATGTATTTCTTTTTGAACGCTTTCATTTAATAACATTATTTTAACAAATGCATCAAAAGAGTTTATAGATTCTCTATTAATTTTGATGCCTTTTAATTTTATATTATTTCTTTTTAAAATAAAATCTTTATATAGACTTACACATCTGTCATAAGGATTTCTTGTAATTGTAAAATTAGTAAAGCCATTTTGCAAAGCTTCTTCTTTACTGATATATTTTACATTACTAGGATTATGAATATGGTTATTAGGATGTGTAGTATCGGGTTTTATATCAATATTGTCTAATAGCGCATACTTTATAGTTGTATTAGCACATTTTGTAATGCCCCAAAAATTTAGTTTTTTGTTAGGCCAAGTTGTAATATTGAATTGTTGCTTTAATCTTTTTTGATTTTTTTCGTCTAAATTTTGTTCATTTTTTTTCATACAAATGATCTACTCCTAATTCTTCTACACATTTGTAACCTATTTTTTCCATGTATTTTTTATATGTAAGATCTTGCCCGTTTGATAAATGATAATTATTATCTTCTAAACAAATATGTCTAATATTATATTTAGAAAAGTCTATAGTATCAAGTATATGAAGTTCTGCTCCTTCGACATCTATTTGTAAATAAGCAATATTTTTAGGTAATTTTAAATCTTCCCAAGTTAAACTTTTAATGGTAATTATTTGAGAAACCGGTAGATACGACTTTGCTCTATCAGGAAGTGTTTCTACAATGCCGTCCCAGCCTCTCTTTTTTTCTGGCATGATGGCAAAATCTACTTCTCCAGTACTTTTCCAAATAGCAGCGTTTATGCACTTACATTCTCTATTTTCTACTAATTTTTTAAATCTTTTAGGGTGTGCTTCTATACACACACCTGTCCATTTTTTCTTTTCTAGCAAAATTGTGCTATTTTTTGATACTCCATCGTAGGCACCTATTTCTACGTAAAACCCAATCGGCGGAGAATATTTTTCATAATATTTACTTACCATTCTGCCTTTTTTAGGTCTCATAATGTAGCATCCTCCATTCCTGCTACACGTAGTTTAACTACGTTTGTAATTTGCCATTGCTTCTGGTCGAGTGCCTTTAAGACTCCTAACCATTTATTACGCATAAGTGCAAATTCATTTATAATTTTTTCGTAATCAACAACGTCTGCCTCACCGTCAACGTATTTTTCAACGTCACGGCTTGACAGAGCTCGTTGATAGTTTTCAAGATATTGTTTAAAGAAAGAGCTGCGCAATCTACGCAGCTCAATATTTAGATAGTTTAGTATTGCTTCTAGTTCTTGTAGTTGGTTAAACCGATGTTCGACAATACCCGGCATTTCTGCTGCGGCACGTTCAACATTGCCTTTTAATTTAACTTCTAGTTTGGCATCTGCAAGTTCTGTTTCGAAATACTGTATAGCAGCAGGGATCTGATTAATGTCCCTGCTGATATTACTATACCATCCCATTTAGTTGTCCCATTCATTATCCTCGTCGTCTACGTAGTCTTCTGCATCAATTTCTAAAAAGTAACCAATTGCATTGTCAAGACTTGCATCTACGCCAAGGCAATCCTTAAAGGTAATATCATCTGTTCCGTAGTCCGCAAGAAGATCCACATATTTCTCAGCGACTAGCTCGATTTGTTTTTTGTCTAAATATTCTTTAAACAAAGACCAAACATCGGCTATTTGTTCTTCATTCATTTTAGAGTTGCTCCTCATTTTATTCGAAGCTCTCCTCATTTTCGTCAATAGGATCAACTTCTACTGTGTCACTATTTAGCGCAGGAGCAGTTTTTTCTTCGTATTGACTCATGATCATATCAAGCTTTCCACCGATCCACGCTTTTCTATAATCAAGATGTTCTTCGCCGTTTACATCAACGTACTTTAGTCGATTGCCTTGTTTGACCAGCAGGCCTTTCTTCTCAAACAATTCAACAAGACCTGAGTAAGGATTCATACCAGTTTCATAAGGAATCTTAACCTGCACACCTTCAAACGGTTTTGCATAGCGTGTCTTCATTACTTTACAACCAGCACGGATGCCCATAACTTCTGAGATCTTATTGCCTGCTTCATCTTCTTTTAGTTTCAGCTTCTTCATTGCAACAACAATACTCGATGCATAGATAAAGCCTGAACCACCACTGATTTTGTCATCTGGGTCAAACATATCTTGCGATGCGTATGTGTGGTTAGTACATACCAGTCCAACGTTCAATGAGCCAATCATGTTAACTGTGTTACGAACAAGTGAAGTCAATGCCTTAGGCTTACGACCCATATCACCTTTCATATCACCCTTGTTAAACTGATCAACATCAGTAGGTGTTAGCAACATGCCCAAACTGTCAATCACAAACAATACTTTAGGACGGTCTTCTTCGTCCATTGCTTTAAAGTCTGTAATAAATGTTGAGATAGTTTTTGCTACATCATCAATCATTGACATGTTAAGTTTAAGAAGTTTTTCTTCACTAGTGTCAACGTCAAGCGCCTGTAGCCAGCTCTCATCAAGTGCGTTCTCTGAGTCAATTAGTACTACAAAGATGCCTTGATCTTGTGCGTGTTTTACAATGTTACCTGAACAGAAATAACTCTTACCTGCTCCTGACTCGCCTGCAAACACAGTAACCTTACCTAGCGGAACACCTTTGTGAAAGTCTCCTGAGATAAGATAGTTTAGTGCATATGATCCTGTTGAAATCCAATCAGTAGGATCGTTAAATCCAGCACTCATGCCTGAGATACTTTTAGTCAAGTCCTTGCGGAACTTACTAACATCAAATGATTTAGCCATTAAATTCTCCTAAAAAGCTGTAAAGTAAATAGGGTTGCTCTATTAAAAAGCAACCCTTTTCAGTTGCTCTTAACCTTGACGCGAGCGGATCATTGCAAGAATGTCTTGTGCGCCGCCGCCTTCTGCAGGTGCTGCTGGTGCTGGGTCTGCTGCTGGAGCAGGTTCTTGCCAACCTGTGTCAGTTGTAGTTTC